CGTCAGCAACGCCACAAGTACGACGCTCTCGCTCACGGGCCTGACTACGGCGAACAACGGCACGCGGTACAGAGCGGCAGCGTCGGCCACTGGTGCGACGACCGTCACTAGCCAATCGGCAACTCTCACAGTTACGGGGTGATAGATGGCAAATAAGATCAAGCCGAAGCGCAGCTACACCGCGAGCAGCGTTCCGCTCACGACGGACCTGGACACGCACGAGCTGGCGATCAACTGGGTGGACGGCAAGGCGTTCACCAAGAACGCTGCGGGCAACATCGTCAGCGTGACGCTCGGCGGCGGCGGCGGTAGCTCTGGCCTCACATGGTCAAGCGTGCCAGCGTCCGCAACGGCGACGGGGACGGCGGGGCAGATCGCGTACGACGGCGGAAGCATGTGGGTCTGCGTGGCGACAAATCAGTGGATGCGGGCACAGTTATCAACAGGCTCAATCTACAAGGCTTTTGATTCGTTCACCGCTGCCGACGGCACGGCAATCTCCGGTCGTTCGCTTGAGACGGGCACAGCCAATCCTACGACGTGGTCTACAGCGCTATCTGGGACAAACGCCGCAAATGGCGTTATTCGTGGCAATAGATTTCAAGCCGACAACTACGCAGGATCGCCAAACTCTGGCAACAACAATTACTCATTTGCTACCGTCAACTCCGGTGCATCTAACGTAACTATCACAACGACATTTGTCGTCGGATCGCGCGACTATGAGTATGCCTATGCGGGCATTGCGGCTCGTCAGACTAACTTGGACAACAGGATAAGTGCGACAGTGTTTCGGAATGGTAATGTTGATGTCGGAATTGGGCTGCGATTAGCGCAGCATTCCGGCGGCACGTTTACATCCCTTGGTACTGCTGGCACTGGAACATCATTAACGGCTGGCACAGAGTACACGCTGACATTAGTGCTTTCCGGTACTTCAATAACGGCAACCCTGTCAAACGGGTTAACGGTTAGCGGCACGTCGTCTGTCAATCAGACGGCGACAACTCATGGCGTGTTCATCGGACACACGGGCGATGCCGGGTCGGGTTCTGTGACATCGCTCGACAACTTCACAGTGACTTGACATGACCGACCACGAAACCCTCACTGTCGCCTGCCTCTACGCCGCGCTCACGCTCGTCGGGCCGTTCGTTCTCTCGCGGCTCCTGCGTTGGGCCGAGAGCGACGACGCGCAGCGTCTGGCGTGTGAGATCGGGGCGGCGATTGAGGAGGTGGTGCGATGAGCGACATATCCGCAACTGTGACATCACAGCCGATCTCTGCCACCGTCACCACGGCTGGCGTGTCGGCCACCGTGGCGAGCTCGTCGGCAATGGTAACGATCGCCGGCGGGGTTGGTCCACAAGGGCCGGCGGGTGCCGCCGGCGGCTTGCTCGAGCAGTTGTCGAACATTCAGATCGTGTCGGCCCAGGTCGGCGACGTCTTGCAGTACGGCGGTAACAACAAGTGGCAGAACAACCCGATACTCGATGGAGGTAATTTCTGATGGCCAGCCCTTTTCGTGTCAAACGACGAGCAACAGGCGGCGCAAGCGGAGCCCCCAGCTCGCTCCTGCAAAGTGAGTTGGCATACTCGGAAGTCGATCAAATTCTGTACATCGGCCAGGGCTCTGGAGGCTCGGCCACGGTGGTGGCGATCGCCGGCCCCGGCAGCTACGCCACGAAGGCATACGTGACATCTGCCGTCGCGGCCGTCGATGTCTCCTCACAGCTTGCAAGCTACGTCACGAGCTCGACGGCCACGGCCACGTACGCCCCGAAGGCTTCGCCAGCCCTCACCGGCACGCCAACGGCACCGACGGCGGCCGCCGGCACCAACAGCACGCAGATCGCCACCACGGCGTTTGTGTCGACGGCGGTGGCCAACGTGATTAACTCCGCCCCTGGAGCCCTCGACACGCTGGCCGAGCTCGCGGCGGCGATGAACAACGACGCCAGCTTCAGCGTCACCGTTACCAACAGCTTGGCCGGCAAGCTTGCGGCCTCAAACAACCTGTCGGATCTCGGCTCTGCTGCCACGGCCAGGACGAACCTCGGGCTCGGCACGATGGCCACGCAGGCGGCCTCCAGCGTGAGCATTACAGGCGGCTCGATTGATGGCGTTACCTTGGATGGGGGGACCTACTGAAATGGCAACGTATGACCAACTACCCGGCCCTATGAACTTGCGCTGGCGGGCTGGCGACTCGTTTTCCAGCCTCCTCGACTTTGACATATCGCTGACAGGCTACACAGCGTCGGCCATTGTGACCTCGACTATTACTGGCGCAACGCTGGCGACGTTCACGACCACGATCCCAGATGCAGCGGCCGGGAAAATCAACGTCTCGCTCTCCAGCGCCCAGACGTCCACGCTGGGCGTTGGGACGTTTGGATGGTCTCTCACGTGGGTGGCGCCGGGCAGCGTCACACGTACCGCTCTCGAAGGATATGTCGACGCAACCATCTAGCCGGAGGCTGCGATGGCGAAGAAGGCGCAGAAGAGATTCTGGGTGGGCAGCCCCGACGGGTTTGGCCAGCCAGACGACGACGTGGTCGAGGGCTGCCTGAGCCCGGACGAGGATGGCAACGTCTACGTGAAGAAGCCGGCAGACCAGACACCACGGAGGGCGGAGCGTGCCAGCACCAAAGACAGGGGCAAGAAGCCGCGGAAGTCTTGACGACATCAGCCAGGTGGCCCTCAACCTGATCAAGCAGTTCCCGGACCACCCGGCACGGTCGCTTGCTCGGAAGCTGGTGGAGGAGACCAATGGCGCTATCACGCTTGAAGCTGCACGAGCGCGGGTGCGGACCTTGCTGGGCCAGTGTGGTAAGCGACTGCGGGCGCGGCCAAGTCACGGCGTGCGTCGAGCAGCTCGAGCACCAGGCCAAGGCGTGGAGATGCCGACGAGCCAGGCCGTGCCGTGGACCGTCTACGATATGGCAATCGTCGGCAAGGTTGGCATTCTGAGTGACATTCACTGCCCATACCACGACGACGTGGCGCTCCGGGCCGCGGTCGACCACCTGCACGAGCACAGGATCGACGCGCTACTCTTAAACGGAGACTTTGCCGACTTCTATTCGATCTCGCGGCACGAGAAGAATCCCAAATACAGAAACTTCCTGGCCGAGATTGAGCAGGTCCAGCAGTTGCTCCGCTGGTTCCGCGATCAGTTTCCCGACATCAAGATCGTGGCGAAACAAGGAAATCATGAGGAGAGGTGGAACGCGTGGCTGTACCAGCACGCCCCCGAGCTCTCGACGTCTCCGATAATGGGCCTGGACAACTGGCTGGCCCTTAAGGATCTCGACATTGACCTGGTGGGCGAGAAGCGGATCATCACGCTCGGTGGTCTCCCGGTGTTGCACGGCCACGAGAAGGGCAACGGCATCAGCTCGCCGGTCAATCAGGCCCGCGGTGCGTACATGCGTCTGCACCACACGGTGCTTGAGGGCCACGGCCACAGGACGTCGATTCACAGCGAGCCGGACATGATGGGAGCCGAAACGGTCTGTTTCTCAACCGGCTGTTTGTGCGATCTGCGGCCGGCCTACGCGCCGCTGAACAAATGGAACCACGGGGCCGCCCTCGTGCGGGTCAAAGAGACGGGCGAATTTGACGTCGAGAATTTTCGTATCTCCAATGGCAAGGTACGCACGTCGTGACGCACAGCCTGACTGATGACGATCTGCAGCAGGCTGAATACGCGGCGCGTAAGTTCAGCGGATGCTGGTGGACTGGCACATCGGGCACGCTGGCCTCGTGGCTGCTGCTGGCCGTTCAAGAAATCAGGAGGACACGATCCATGAAAGCACCAGACGACACGCCGACCAACGCAGCCGAGCATCTGCTCCGTACTGCGATCCACACAGTGGGGGCACGACGCGCGACCTACGGGCCGCCGAAGGAGCACTTCGCCAGGACGGTGGCCGCCATTAACGCCATCTTCTCGCACAAGCTGCGAGAGCCGCTGACCGAAAGCGACTGGGCAATGGTGATGATCCTCGACAAGCTGGCGCGACACCACGGCCCATCGAAGAGCAAAGACACGCCTGTCGATCTCGCCGGCTACGCAGCGTGTCTGGCGGAGTGCGAGGCCGGTTGACATACGTCAATCACCCAGCCTC